GATGTCGGATGTCAATGTTGCCGTAGTAGCAAGTAAGCGTGTCGATGTCAGCCAAGTCAAAGCCATGATCGGTGATCTCAGCAAGCAGGCCTTTCTTGATCACGCCCGCGAGCGTTCGACCGTCCTTGCGGATGACCATCGAGCCAGCTTTGTAAGCAGAGTGAGCGTGTGAGTCACCCATGACCATGTGCCTGACCTTGCCTTTAGCGTATGTGAAGCCAGGATCTAAGATCCACTCTGTAATCGAGTCACACTTACGCTGATACAGGCCCCAGTCTGTGTTGCGCCAGGCCGTCGAGCATACAGGCCTCGTTGACTTGTACTTGCCACGCTTACCATAGTCGAGCATAGGCCAGTCAAGCGACACAATCTTGATATCCTTGTGCTTGTCCCAGATGATGCGTTGGAAATACCACGCTGACTTGTCAAAGCCAATGTCATAGACGTTGACGATGTTGCTCTTCACGAAGTTAAGCATGGCCATGTCTTGATAGCAATAAATGACATCATACTTTTGCCAAGCATCATACTCGGCTTCAGGTTTAATTGACTCGTGAATAGTTTCACAGTCAATTCCTAAATTCCGAAGCTGATTCATTCGGAGCATAGCCCATGACGTAACATGTGAATGCTCATCATCCGTCAAACGACGTTGTAACAAGTCAATGCCTGTCTTCTTTCCTTGAAGATCTGCTAAAGACAAAATGTTATCGCTCATTTATTCAATGCCTCAAAATATAGTGTCTGGTGTGCATGTTGCTTTAGTGCATTGATCAGTGGGTAGGGGTGCTTGCTCTTGAAGCGTTTCCAATATTGCGGGTGCGCAAACGCTTCATAGGCTAGATTGTAACTAGCAAGTTGCCGTTCTGCAACTTTCCCAAGAGCGAAAGTTACACCAGGTTTCAAATATGCATGCATCGTGCCCAAGTCAACAGGCGTCCCGTCATTGTCAAGGGCGTTGACCCAGAAGAGGTCCCGCTCATCAATGCTAGCTTCACACAGCAGCTTATTGAGCCAACCGGAGGAGGCTTTTACTGAGCAAAACGGCGCATGGTACTTGCACTTCTCAGGATGACTTGTCCGTTCACCTACTAACATTATCCTCACGCCTGGCACGTAGTTGCCTGCACCTACAGGCGCTTTGGTCTTGCGCCCTAGGTAGAAACGCTCGAGTGCGCGATTACGCACGTCCTCTGAGTCAACAAGATCAAAGTGCTTTTTATCGGCCGTAGTGCCTATCATGTCAAGCTCTGAAGCAATCTCAGCCATCTCTTTGATCATGTCTGGCTTTGGCTCATACGGTTTACAAGCTGACTTAGGAACCTCGATGATGTAGCTACCTCGCATGGAGGTCCACAAGCCAGAGTAGATCGCTCCTAGGTCTTCAACATTATGCAGGACCGTGCACTCAGGAACGTCATCAACGTCATGAATCAGCTCAACGTCCATGCTTATTCCTCTAATGAGGTTGAAACTACAAAGGCTTTAAATGCAACCAATTGTGAATCTAATAACATATGCATGCATTGCTCACTTCGCGGTAGTGTTCTTCACCGCCCAATCAGGCTTGATCGGTTCAACGTACAGCTTTGTGAGCTCGACGTATACAGGCTCTTGCAGCGCAGTGATTGCAGCATTTAACTTGTCAACAGCCGCATGACAATCAGCCTTCGGCACGCCGTAGAAGAGCGAGACGTGCGGCGAAAGCTCAGGATAAGTGTGCGTACAGCCTAGATCCTTGCAAGCAGCGTGCAGCTGCATAAGCTCAGGACATTCGAGCTTGATGACTAAAGCTGCTACGTCAGCAGCTCGCGAGTCGTCAGGATCAGGCAACGCGTCAAATGCTGCAGCGCCTATGAGCTTCGCCCTGATCGGCGTCTTGTAGAGCCCAATTGCAGGTTCGAGCAGAGCAGGATCAACATACTGCTTGCTGTAGATTACCGTAGTGTGCAGCTTGCTCGAGCCGATCTTAGAGCCTGATAGACCCTTGATGGCGGAGAAGAGCTCGCGGTGATCAGCTGTGAACGGGGAGACATTTGCTCCTACGTACGTGCCAGTAGGAGCATCAGCGCTAGCGCTTAAAGTGGAAAGGATATTGTCTGTCATATTGTCTTTGCATGTACAGCTAAGCCGCATAAAGCTATTACACGGGTTGCATGTAAGTAGTCCGTTAATCCAGTGTGTCAAATCAGCAGCTCTTGAGCGCTCATGTTAACCATGTGCTTCCCGATGTCCTGAGGCCCAATCAGCACGTTCATGGGTAAGTCCTTGCTTGTAACGGTCGTGCCTACTGGGTGGCAGATCATCGTCAAGCGCGGGATGGTTAGGTGCACAACAGCTTTGTCTAGCGAGAGGTCGAGCAGCTCGACATTCACAGCTTCGTAACGATTGAGGCTAGGGTGCATCAAGTAAGCTTTGAATGCAGAGCTCGCGCACTGGGTAATGAGCACCGTATCAACGGTCTTTGTTTCATCATCGACGATCAAGATGTACCAGCTTGCAGGTACATTGATGACCGTGCCATTGATCCGTGCGGTCACCGTGGGTCCGGTGGTCTCCTCAAGCATGTGAATCGGCTTGAGGAGGAAGTCATTAACCTGCACGTCATAGAACCATGCATGCCGCGGAATGACTACGCTAGTAACATCATCGATAGAGTACGCATGGCCATAACAAGGTAACACTTGTGTCATATAAATAATATGATTATAACTCGACTTGGCCGTCTTGCAAACTGCCCGTCTTGTCTGTGATCACCGCGAGGAAGTTCCTATCGGTGTGCACCGCAATGTATGCGGCTTGCAAGAACATGAGAGCGTGCTTATCAAGCAGCAAACCGTCACCGTTCTCAAAGAGGAAGTTGTACTCGATGACCCTAACCTCCTCATCCGTCATCGTCTTGACGTTAGCCAAGGACGGAATGATTGCGCCCATCACGCGGATCTCATAGCCGTCACCGCCGTAGACGCCCACTAACTTAAGCAGCGTAGGTTCGATGTCGATGTCAGCTTCCTCTTTCAGCTTGCGCGCAGCAGCGATGAAGTGGTTGATATCATCTGGCTCGATCTTGCCGCCAATGCCGTTCCACTTACTTGCTAAGTTAGCAGGCCGATTCTTACGGACCAGCGCTACATTGCCTTGCGGGTCAAAGATGAATGCAAGGGTGTACGTGACCATCAGACACCTTTGACGACAAAGTTGTCATCGTCGTCAAACAGCGACAGTTGAACATCCTCTTCATCTTCCTTGTCATAGTGCTCGAGCAGGTTGATCATCGAAGTAAAAGCGTCTTCGAGAACCTTATCTTCAAATGACAAGGTCGGCTCAGCTGACAGCCGAACGGAGCCTTCTTCGGGATAGTCGGTTGACCATGCGTAGACGCCGTCTTGCAGCTCCTTGATGGTAAGGGTAGAATCTTCGGCGCCTTCTAGGAGGGTGACGGCTTGGCGAAGTTGAGAGAGGTTAAGAATGACGCTCATGAAATTAGTCCTGGTTTGACGTTTGCTGTGTACTTGACTTTAACTGGCTTTGAAATTGGGTAGCCGGCTTCAGTGTAGTAGTCCTTGCGCTTTTTAAAGTGCTTCTTGCTAAACTTCAGCTTCGAGTGAAAGTCAAAGACGAAGATGTGGTTCTTGTCGCCCTTCTTACGGAGGCCACGGCCTACCGACTGAATGCAACGAGTAAATGACTTGCCAATATCTATCAACCATTGGCAGAAGATTCGATCGATGCTAATTCCCGTTGACGCGATCCCTACCGTGGCAATCAGGATAATATCATCTCGGTCAGCATATTCGGCATAGTTCTGAGCGCGAAGGTCCTTCTCAGACTCGCCGAAGAGGAACACTGACCCAGGGATCAGCTCTTCAAGAGCTTGTCCTTGCGAGATCGAGTTGACGAGCACCAGCGTATTACCTAGCTCGTCACGCTTCTCAATGATCATCTTTGCTAACAGCTCGAGGCGCTCTTCGCTACGCCCTAGGTAAGCCTTCTCGGACTGGTAATCCGGGAACTCATCCTCAACGATATCCTGCGTTTCGATAGCCGTGATGTCAATGCTCGAGAGGTAGCCTTGCTGAATCAGCCAAGCCGCGTCAACTTGTGCGATGATCTGGCCAATCGAGCACTTTAGCGCATACTGATCGGTCTCAACTTTCGGAAACGTGCCTGTCACGCCGTAACGGAAGGCGATATGCTTGCCGTGGTTGTTGATCAGGTCACGGATGACTTCAGCTTTTGCGCCGTGACAATTAGAAACCACCGCCCCATTAACGACATAATTGTGATTTTTTTCAACATGAAGATTATAGACCTCGCTAGGTTTATCAATCTCTATTCTTTGTATAAGCTTCATATGCTTTTTAAGCTATTACGGTTCGCCATCCTGGTCTTGGCATAATAAATCCGCTTTAGCTGTGTGTCCTTGTATTTACAATTTCATCATCAGGGCCTAATTCATCAGCCCTAACATAACCTCTCGCTGTTAAAAATTTATGATTACCTGTTACTTCTATCACAGTTTCATCATCAAACAACAAGCGATACATTTTTTCAGTTTTTGACTTTGATAAAGATTTATACAGCTTAATTACTTGATCAATAACAAACTCACCGACTAACTCATCATAAGAAATAACTTTAGAACCTGCTGTCAAGGTCTCTATTGGCATATAGCCATCAGGTGTTAACACTTGCGAACCCGCAGCAAAACATTCATCTACTATAAATGCTTGAAAGTAGGTCATGTAGTGCGGTGCGTTCTGCAGGGATTGCCACGTAGCGACTACGATGTTGTTGTCAATCTGCTTCTCGCTGCCAGAATATGACCCGATAGTAATGCCATCAGCAACGTTCCGAAGCCTGTCATGAAACTCAGTCACAGTCTGAGCTACCAGGTCTTGTCCTGGCACGATCACAACAGTTTGGTAGCCGTGCTTAGCTAGCATGTAGCAGATCGCGGCGCACATCGAGGTCTTGCCGCTGCCCGTTGCGCAGATGCCAAAGCCCGAGCCTGCCGCTAGCAGCTGGTTGACAACATTGAGTTGGTAGTCACGAAACTGAAACTCGGCGCCGAGTTTAAAGAAGTCAGCGTCAATCGTATCTGTGATTTGGGCAGCGGGCAGCCTACGGTCATCGATGTCGATGTCGTAGTCCCAAGCGATCAGGTACGGAAGAATCTCATCAAGCAGCTTCGTGTAGGTCCTACCTTCTTTGTCGAAGTAGTGCGTTTTGCCGTCCCACCTACGCAGCTGGAACTGAGGCATGTAACGGTAGCCTTCAACGTAAATACCGAACTTCTCCCAAAGCACGCCCAGATCACTCGGATGTAGGCCACCAATCCGGCATTTAACCTCGTCCTCAATAGTCACCGTACACTTCTTAGTCATAACTTAATAGTATCTCATAAATAGTCAACAATGCATTATTTAGCAGGCTATTAAAAGCGACCAATGAAGCTCGACCAAGCAATAACACCTGAGACTGCACAAGAGTTATCTGAGCTCAAGCTAAAGCACATCGTTGCTGCGGGCTCAGTTGCTGCTGCCGCTTTGACAGGTGGTTCGACCACAGGTAACCCACACTACGTCGACAAGGGTGAACAGCAATCAGAGATCAAACGTCAAAGCTTCAAGAGTTTTGCAGCAAAGGTTGACGCACGTGCTCGCACGTTAGCTACAGCGATTACAGACAAGTATGCCGTAGGTACCGACTTTGCTGTCAAAGTCGCCAAGCTGGCTATTAAGCACGAGGCAGCTACGTTCCCGAAAGCTGAGGACATCCTTGCTGTAGTAGGAATCGAAAGCTCATTTAAGCCGCACGCCGCTTCGAAGCTAGCAAAAGACCCAGCTGTAGGGTTAATGCAGGTAAGACCTGGCGTGTGGGGGCTAGACCCTAACAAGCTCAAGGCGAGCGCCGAAGAGCAGATCAAAGTAGGCTCGAAGATCCTGCATGACTACTATCAAAAGCTGAAGAGCAAAGAAGCAGCGTTACAAGCCTACAACGTAGGGCTCACAAACTACATGAAGAAGAAGGGTTTGAACCCTCGCTACGTGCCTAAATTCGATGATGAACGAGACATGTATGAGGGAATGATGAAGCGCTCTGACCCATATATCAGTGGCGAGCGAGAAGGCCCAAGGCCTCCTGCTAAGAAAGTGTCAGCTTATGCTAAACGGTTGCAAGCTTTAGCTGATAAAGCTCACAAGCCGTTAGCTGACATAGAAGCGATGTGGCGAGAAGAAGTTGCAAAAATTGATCCTAAGCATCCCAATAGGTTCGGGGTTGTCATGAACCGGCTTAAGCAACGGCTCGGCCTTAGTAGTTAGCCCAGTCATGCTCAACCTCGTCGCCTTCAATCAGCTTGATCCAGCGCTTGCGTAGGCGCTCTCGTTGCGGCGCCGAGAGGCATAAAAACATCGAGCCCATGTAAACCGACGCCTCTATGTCTTCAATGATCTTCCTGACGGCTTCCTCAGCCGTTTGTGATGCATTGGCAGCTTGTGTGCTAGTCATAGATTGAAAAAAGGTGCAGCTATCATAGAATTACATGATCCATTTGGGCGACACGAAGCTTGGTGATGTTCGACAAAGTCCACCCCATAGTTTCAAGCGCGCCTACAATTGCTTCAAGACTTCGCTTCACATGGTCAACTTCAACCATGATAGTCTTGATCTCAACGTAGAGCGGGTCGCTCTTGACATACTGCTTAAGCTCTGACGCCCCAAGCGCACGAGCGCCTGACTCGATGTACTTGCGGTAGAGCAGGCCTTCTTGCTCTTCAGCCTTTACGGCAACATACTGCTCGATGGTCTTGCACTCTTGCAATAGCAGGGCATACATCGACAGATCTTGCGGATGCTGCTTGCAAAGCTCTTCGAGCTTCTTGCCGCTCATCTCAAACACCGGCGCTGAGCTCGTAATGACAAGCTCGTAGTTAGCGAGCCTGTCAGCGATCTTAGCCAGAGGCTCGCGCTTGAGCCCTCCAGTAAAGGACATGCTTACGGCCTCTCGACACCGATCAATGCCGAGGCTGAGACGATGTACATCTTCTCACCGCTCAGCTCGATACGCTGCGCCGAACCTTGGGTCCAGCGCACAAGGTCACCCAAGAGGATGGGCGGCATCTTGACGTAATCACCGTTGGCGTCACGCTTGCCAGGACCGATGGCTCGCACGTAACCACGTGACGCTGCCTTCTGCTTCTGCACGACCATCAGCAGGCCTTGCTTTGAGATGACGTTGTCGACATATGGCTCATTTGAGTCATCAGCGAGCGGCGAGACCCAAATGAAATCGCCAAGGGGCTTGATAGTTGTGGTCATGCTGCAGGCTTGTCCACTTCGTGAAGCTGAATGGTACCACCGCCGATGGCAGCGTCACCGCCGTAGACCATGACCTCAACGGCCTGGTTGTCTGTCAGCAGATGCACTCGTGCTTCAGCATCGCCTGGGTTCATGACAGTCACCTTGAGATTGTGACCGCTTGGCTTCTTAACGATCATGACATGAGTTGACATGATTATCCTTTATGATGTGTGTTTCTCTTCTTCAGCGTCATCGAGGGTAAGCGAGCTGAAGCGCTCGTCAACCTCTTTGAGCTTCGGGTGGTTAAGGCAGAGCTCAACAAGCTCTGGGGTAAGCTGCTTCTCTTGGAACTTCTTAGCCGGCACACCTTCATACTCGAGGGTATACCAACCTGAAGCGCCCTTCAGCAGCACGTCATCATCAACCAATCGGTCAACGATGCCTGACAGCGGGTCTAAGCCTCTGTCATACGGGACTTCTAGCTCGACCTTTGAGCCGATCAACGAGAAGCGCGACTTGAAGGTCTCAGCGCGCAACCGAATGCCGATCGTGGTCTTCTTGCCCTTGGCGTCCTCGTCATTCAGCTTCAGCTTCGTAATGATCGGGATCTGGCTGCAAGCGTACCGCAGCGACGGCGTCACTGAGTACATGCCTTCACCCTTCAGTGGGTCAGCTGAGTAGACGTGCGCAGTCGTGACCAACGTCATGTTGGTCATTTTCATCCGCGAAACCATGGTCTTCAGGAAGTGCTTGATCTGCTTCGCTTGCTGACCTTGGTCGCCCTTCTGATCACCCTTGTTGAAGTTCTCATTTTCGGCCTCAGTCAGCAGCATGCTGAGCGAGTCGATGCCGACAAAGACCTTCGGTGCTTCAGGATTGTACTTGCCATAGTCTTTGAGGTACAGACCGACAAAGTCAGACAGCACGTCAACCACGTCCTGCACCGTCACAACCTGCACAGGCTGGAACTTGTCAGGTGACACGTTGACACCCACCCGCTTGAGGTAGTTGTAGTCGAGCGCGTTTTCGGTGTCAATTGCGAGCACGTAAGCGCCTTCAGCTTGCGCTTGCATCATACCGTTGGTCAGCAAGAAGGACTTACCTGAGTCAGATGGGCCTGCTAAAGCCGTGACACGACCTTGGGGAAAGCCGTACCGATAGCTACCTGAGATGATGCGGTTGAGCGCATAGTTGCCTGTGCTGTACCAGAATGCAGGAGGCTTAGCGTCAAGGTTGACGTTCTCTAATTTGGCCGCGTTTTTTCTGAACTCTGCTAGAAATTTAAGCGACATCGCCTGCACCTCTCATGTTAAGGTAAGCGGCCAGGTTTTCAACGCCATGCAAGCCTTGATATAGGATGCCGAGCGAGGTTGCGCCGTTCGCAGCGACCAGCTTCGAAGTTGCTTCGAGCGACTTCAACTGAGGCGGCGTAAATGTTTTGGCCATGTAAGTAAATGACCCAATGGTTTCATCTGGATTGAGCACAGCAAACACGGTCTTCTCAGGCCGCTTATTACTGTCATCAACCATTTCAGCGATGGAGTACACGCCAGTCATCTCGGGCGTGATCACGTAAAGGCAAACGTCACAGCTCTCACGTTGCAGCAGCTCTTCAGCTGCGCACTCAGGCGTCCAGTCGGGAACTACAGGATTGAAGTACTCGACTTCAAGCAGCGGCATGAGCTGATCACGCCATGTGGATCCATTACAAGTACCACCAAGAAATACTTTCATTTGAAAGCCTTGAAAGAAAAGAGAGAAGGGTGACCGAAGCCACCCTCTTCACCGCTTACTTAGCGGCGCGGTCCTTGTTGATGCGTGCCAGCAGAGCGCGAGCGCGATCAGATGCAGAACCACCGTCACCAGCGGGAGCGCTGTCACCAGCGGGAGCAGCAGCCGACAGCACCGGCGTTTGCTTCAGGCTTGTGTCCGGCTCAGAAGCGGGAGTAGAGCTCGCCTTCTCGTCCTCATAGGACTTGCCTGTGATGAAGGCTTCGATTTGAGCCTGCATCGCATCAGCGTCAACACGAGCGAAGCGGAACTTCTTCAGGTCAACGAGCTCGAGTTGGCTGCGGAGGGCAGCGCTGATGGCCGTTGACTTACGCACGAACTCGGAGCTCGAGTAGTCAGCGTACTCGCCTTGCTTCGTCTTCATGATCTTGAAGTCAAAGCCTTCGTCGAGGTCATACGGAGCAACGTCAAAGTCACCGCTCGCAATCGAGGTCTCGATCCGCTTAAACAGCTTCGGGCCGAGCGAGATCAGGCGAACCGGGTTCTCATCGGCCCTGATCGGGTAGTCAAACGGCGAATGCATCACCAGGCCGGCGCCGATGTAGTCAATCTTACGCCAGAAGAGCTTACCCATCTTCTCATCGCCGAGCTCGTTGTAGTACTTGGCTGAAGCAGCGCAAGCCGGGCAGTGAGCATCAGCACCGTCGTGCATCTTCAAGCAGGCGATGCGCTTACGCTTGCCGTTGACGGTGAACTCGTGGTACTTATTTTCGATGATGAAACCGAGAGGATTTTCCTCATCAGCGTCAGGCAGGAAACGGAAGAGCGCCGTTTCAGAGAAGTCCATCTTGTAGAATGGGTAGAACTTGTCCCAGAAGCCGGTATTCTCGTTAGAGCTACCGGTAGTCCGCTTGCCGAATGCGGCCTTGAGCTGTTCAAATGATAATGCCATGAATGAAATGTCCTTATGAAAGTTATGAACGATGTGGCTTAACTACCACAGTCCTATTTATAGTCGTTTTTCGACTATTCGGTGAAAAGAAATTACTCGTTGAGGTTACCAATTTCGGTGTCAGGGTCTTCACCCACCATCTTGTCAATGGCAAGCGTAACAAGCACGCCGATCGACAGTATGATTCCACCAGCAATGATAACAAAAACCAACATATAGCAATTCCTTAGATGACGGAATGATTGTACCTCAGAACTCTTCTAAAACCATTTAAAGACCGAGTTCAGTCAATCGATTTCGATTGGGGGTGTAGGTACAAACTGCATTATACCAAAAGCACAAAAGCTGGCCCATTTAAAGCACAGACTATAGGATGGCCATAGGCATCGGCTCGATGTCGCCACCGCCTCCATCAAGCTCACGCTCCTCGCCTGTGCCAATCTTGCTCTTGTAGAGCCGGTCAAAGGCGTCATCGTCATATGACGTGACATATGTGAAGAGCCGTGTCACGATCAGCGTAGCAGAGATCGAGTCATCAGTGGCGCCGGGCTTGGCGTTGTAGATGCCGTCGGACCTACCCACTTGAGCGTAGTTCTTGAACTCATTGATGAGGTCCTTTGACTTGATCTTCATAGCGCTTGACTCAAGCAAGCGTTTAAGATTTTTGGACGCTTCTTTCTTCGTGCTTGCATTGGTGTTCATGCCTAGCTTCTCACCGACTGAGATGAGCTCACCGTCATCAGGGAACTTCTCGTCCTTGTAGTAGAGCGACGAGATCACCTTGCCGCATGAGTTGTTCTCATATGACCACATCAGCTTAGCGTGACGGCCTGCGCCTGTTTGATCCTTGGAGCTTATGATGTAGTTGATAATCCACTTGATCTTGTCATACAGCTCGGACTCGCTGATCTTGTTTGACCTGAACTCGGCTATCTGAACCAGCTTCGTGTCAAAGACCTCGATGGATGAGTAGTCCTTCTCAAGGCCTTCAGCAACGTCGGCGCCTACCAGGTACTCCTTCTTAGGGTCGATGCGCTCCCAGAATGAGAAGCCGCTGTCTTTGAAGAGCGGTTCTTCAGCTTTCCAGCTATTTGAGACAAGCGAGCTGATCAGCAGCGGGTCAGATGAGAGGAACTCAGCTTCGTATTCTTGACGCCAAACCAGCTCGCCAACTTTAGCAATCATGCCTTGCTTATAAGCAAGCGCAGCGGGTGAGGTAGGATCGCCGTTACCGCGTTCTGGATGCTGATACCAAAAAGCAGCTACTGGGTAAAATGATCCGTCTTCAGCTGCTTCTGCAGCACGCCAAAGCTTAGAAAATAGCTCTTGATCGCCGTTTGGCGTCGACGAGATGATACACTGACCACCAGTAGCTAATGTAGGAGCCAATGACGCCCACATCGCTTCTTGAATTGTCGGATTTACAAATGCCAACTCGTCAATCATTAAGCAATTATGCGAAACAATGCCGTTTGTTAAGTAAGAGCTTGTATCTTTAACATTGAGCAAGTCAAAAACTTCTTGCTCGTGACTCGCTTTAATCGAGCTTAGCTTTTTTGAATTAACTGTCGTTAACACATCAGAGCACGAAACATTAATCGCTTCAATGTACGAGCCATCTGAAAGCTGCAGCTTATGATCAGCAGTACAAGTTAGCTCAGAATTGTCATTAAATGATAATGTTACGCATTGCTGCTCGTTAGACATCAGCACGCCGTCAAAATCTTTAAACCCTTCAGCTGTTAGAACTTCAAAGCCGTAAATTGGATTATAGCACTTCATTTTGATTTTCTTCTGCCTTTTAAGCTGGGGTCACCTTTAACATAATCGATTAGCGGTGTAATATCAGCAGCAAGCTTAATAAGCGGTTTCATAATGCAGTAATGCTAATCTGAAATTGACAATTTTGAGATATCTCGTCAGTGATCTCGAGCTGTTGAAGAATTTTAGTTCCATGAACTGTATTCATCTTAGACGAGCTGGCATTATAAATGGCTCTTAGCGTAGACATAAAGATTTGGCCTGTTTCTTTAGATCTAAGCACGACTCTAGTGGAACCGCTAACACATGAAATTGACCTACCTCGACCTGTATTTTCTGTTGTAGCAGATGACTTAATAGTCGAGCCATTGTCAAAGCTAATCTCATGCCGATTAAAATACACACAACCCGGCTTTAACCACATTGGTAGCTCTTCATAGGAGAACCGAATTCTATTAAGCACGTCCATAGCAGCGTCATTGTCCTTTGACGCGACAAGCACGTATTTTTCAGCACGAAAGCATGCAAACCAAAGCAGATATCCAGCAATCACAGCCGTCTTGCCCTGCTGTCGGCCGATTTTAACGCACACATAAGTATTATTCAAAAATGCCCTAACAGCAGTTTCTTGATACTCATATAAGATAAACGGAATTGAACCCTTTACAGGGTGTTGAACTTTCATGAAAGTTTTCATGAAATAGATGGGATCATTCATGCATCGAGCAATTTCGACAACTTGCTCTTGCGTGTAATTTTCAACCAAGTTGGGCCGTTTGATGAACTCGCTTTTGGACATAGTAGTTATTTAGCACGCAAAAGAAAAGGGACCCGAAGGTCCCTCTTGAGCGAGTAAATACACTTTCTACTTTGTCTTGCCGTGGTTGACGTACTGGACCCAAGCGCTCTTCCAGTCAGAAGCAATTGCATGCTGTGCTTCAGGAAGCGTGAGCTTTCCTGTACAGACAAGCATATGCAGCTTGTTCTCAAGCGCGTCCTTCATCGAGGCATTCCACTCGCCGGTATACGGCTGCGGCCACAAGTTCTTGATGTCATTCGAGCCTCCTAGCTCGAGGCTAATCAGGTGGTCAACTTCGCAGCCACGAGCGACTGAGCAGTAGCCTACATTATTGCCTGTCAGGCCATAGTTTGCAAAGGCTTGACGCTTAGTTGTCGGCGTGACATTCCGAAAGGTGCTGGTCTTGATCTTGCGCTCAGGTGTAGAGCACACTTCGGTTGCTTCAGTGGTACGTGCAGCGCCCGGTGTAAGAGTCGGATCCGGCGCGTCAACCGCGAATGCTGAGGATGAGATAAGAGCTAAAGTGAGAACGAGAGATTTCATTGTAAGTTATCGAGCTTGTACTTAGTACGGTAGGTTAGGGCTTGCACTTCGTCGATGAGGTTATGCAAGAACGTGTCTTCTGGTGGAACACATGCATGCGCTACGTGATCAAGCCAAGTAGCTAAGCCAGCGATGAAGGCGTTTGCATCCTCACCCGGAACTGACGTTGCGACAACAGGCTCCATAACGCCATACTTACCTTGCACCGTTTCAGCAATTTGATCAGCTAGATCAATTATACCTTCATAGAAGTCGCCCAGCGTCATGTGCTGTGAAAAAGATTTCGCACGCAGGTGGAGCTGATGAGCTTTGTCACGAGCGCTAAACAGCTCTGACACTAGGTTCCGTGGGGTGCATGCCGTTGTCGCTGCGTCGTGAGGCGCCATAACAGGTTGAGGCTCAGGCACTGGTTCGGGCGGCAGCTCAACTGCTGGCATTGCCAGCGAAGCGACGTCAGGCATGTGAACTTCAGGATGATCCTCGAAGTCACCAAATTCAAGGTCAACAAACTCTTGAAAGAGGCTTTCCTTGATACCGAGCTTTTGCTTCAGTAGGTAGACCACAAAGCCCCAGTAATGCTTCTGGTCTTTATTTGCTTTAGTTGCTGCGGCCTTGCACTCGTCCCACATGGTTTCGAGCTCTGACATTGTCTTGCCAGTTTGGGCTTGCAGCTTTTTGAGGTATGGTACCGGCATAATAGCGTCCTTAGATGCTTTATTTAGCAAAAGCTATCTGCGACAACATAATAAGTCGTTTGCTGAACAGGGCCTGATACGATCGTGTAGGCTGTTTGTCGAGTCTCATGCATCGAACCCACGGCGTCAAAGGTGTGCTTTGCCTCAAGGTCTTTGATCACGCCGGCCATAGTGAGCTCTTCGCCAAAGCCGCCTGGGTCAATGATCACAGCTGTCCCGTCAGCGCGCTTCATCAGGTTCTTGTAATGCAGGTCAGGCTGAGCGCCGTACATGTCCATGTCTCGAAGCAAGGTCATCGCGGTTTGCACAAAGAACTGAAGCTCTGGCCCTGCGGTCTTTCCCGTCGTCCATCTCGTCTCTTTGAGGAAGGTCTCGATGTCAGCGATGAGGTTATCTTCATCGAAGCTAAAGCAAGAGCTAAGCTCCTCTGTTAGGAGCTCAACAGGATACTCATGACCGTCAAACGTAAACATGTCCGCTACGTGCAGGCGCTCCATGCGAAGCCACTTTAACGTGCGTGGCATGATGCTTGTGCGCTTATGAAAGAGCGTGAGCTCTTTAATCGGCGTGTAGAAGCGAGGGATATGCTTGTTTCTGTGCCAACCAGCACGAGCGTCAAGCACGAATTTTTCATATGCTGTATCGCTGACCCAAACCTTCAGCACCTCATCCTTGTCAGGCGCTTTGAACACGTATGACATCCGTCCACGTGCAAGGTACTCATAGCCACCCTGCTCTGTGAACACGTCAATCAGCTGTTGGGTATCAAGATGCTGATACCGCTTAACTCCAAGCAGGCTCACTTATCGCTTGACCCAGATGATGTAAGCGTTGGGCTCATCGTCACGAAAGACTGCGCCACCTGACGATGATAGGTTAAATCCACATTGCAAAGGCTTATGCGTCTTAAACATCGGCTTATCATCTAGCTCAGCGCGATTCGGCAGTGTTAGAGCTGTGATATGCTCAACCTCAACTCCATGTTCTAGCTCTGCCTCGAGCAGCTGGGTCGCGCTCAAGTTAAGTGGAAACTTTAAAATGTGAAAGCGCTTCTGAAACGCTCTTAGAAAGTTAGTTGAATCTTGCTCTAGCGCAATGTCAATAAAGAAAGACAGTACTTTGTTTACGTTATACGTTGCATGAGTAAATCCTGGCTTACAGAGCCAAAACTGGGAAGCCTGATGATACGGCTTATAGAAGATGTTAATGGCTTGCTTCCAATACCCAACATCCACAGTGACAGTTAAGCAAGGATGACCATCGACCATCCCAAGCTCGGTGTCAATGACATCGTCCCGATAGCTCTCGACGAACTTCGATTGAAGTGCTAGCAACCTCTGCTTAGCGCTCATGTCAACAGGTGCATCTTCTAGGATGTTAACGAGCTTCATTCGCCGAACACCTTAATCATCTTCTCTTCAGACGGTGCTTCAAGCTTCGAGCCGTCAGCCAGCTTCACGTCATGGAAGGTTGTCGGATACTGGTAGAACCACTTGCCAGCGCTCGAGGTGTTGGTGATGACCTTGTTGCGCACGGTGAACTCAGAGCCATCAGCGAAGCTCACCTTCATGATGCTAGTCAGCGTACCTGCGCCGTTGTGCAGCTTGACTGGGACTCCAGGCAACACGTCGATGCTGGTCAGGTTACCCTTCTTGTCGAGCAGGGCACTCAGCTTCAAGGCGTTCTTATGCAAGAAGGTCTCTTCGATTGTCTTGCGAGCGCTCGATGCCTCTTTGGCAGGATAGTGCTCAGCGGTAGGCCGGAGCTTGATGTCATAGTATGCGCGCTTATCATTCCAGCCCTTGGAGCGATAGTCGTAGCACGCTTGAAAGATCATTGCGAGCATGCCGTTAAACGGCTTGATTTCAGTCTGATCCTTGACAACCTTTACGATGTGCTTCAGCTCGTCCTCAAAGTACTTTTTCAGCTGAGCTTCAAAGTCATCGAGCGGCAGCGAGATTGACTTGAGCAAGTGCGTGCGCACGGTAGCAACAGAGTGCGCTGAGCCCATCTTCGTGTGGAAGGCGTTAGGGTCAACCGCCGCTGGCTTACGTCCTTTGATAACCTTGCTTTGCACCGCTTTGAAGGCCTCCATGAAGTAAGAATATGCCTCGGCGAGCCTGATCAGCTTCGCAAAATCGGTCAGCGCCTTGGCATCAGTGACGATCTTTTGAGCTTCGGTATATGACCGAATTACCTTCTTGTAATTGCCGCCATCGAGATGAAACGGAAGGTCAAGCGTGTTGAGCTCAACTTGTACAGGATGCTTGTAGTAGGTCCACTCAACCGAGCCGTGCAGCTTTTCGAATGCATTCTGGAAGACGTAATTGGCGGCGTCCTTTGCTTCAGTCAGCGTGACGTTGTAGATCGTGTCCGCAGCGACGGCGTCTTGAAAGGCGACGAACTGCGGCTCTGAGCGCTCAACGCGCTTCATGTTGAGCAGGTCTTCGACCGTCTTCAGCTTGCTAATCAGGTCAAAGCCTTGATAAGCATTTTCGGCGATGAACTGTTTGAACGTTGCCATGTCAGACACCTTTAACGATTAGCATCGCTTGCTTATTACCGCTAATGTATTGCGTTCCGTAAACAGTTCCATTATACTTCTTTTCCAAGTTGTTGAAACCCTCTTCGTCATCTTTATCTATCACAACTTCAATGACATCATGAATGGATCGGACGTTGCCTGTCTCAACATCGGCTCTGAAGACAGCCTCGATGTCACGATCTGATGAGCGTTCAAGCTTGCATTGGTTAGCAAACTCTCGCCACATAAGCTCGTACACATCATTCTCAGCAAAGCTATTGTTTATCATTCTCCCGATCGTGTCATTGTATACCACGACTTCTAATGAATGTGTATCGATGTAGAGCTCGACCTTTGGCTTCATGTCAAGCACCGTGACGGACATTACTGCATACTCATGATCAGCATTATGAGCCAAGGACTGTGTAAGCGTGATGCCATTGTCCGTGAAGTCATTAGCATCTGTCAGGTAGCCTAGTTTTGTTTCAAAGGTAGGATGAGCATTAAGCAAGAGTTCCTGAATCTTAAGCAGCTTCTGCTTAGCTTGGCTCTTGTTATTGATAATTTCAGTAAGCAGCATAGATCCTCATTGCTTCTTCTCGTCTGCGGCTTGATTGTTGAGCTGGTCAACAAACGGCTGTGCAAAACCGCCGTTAGCAAACAACGACTGCATCAAGCTGTTTCTGTCAGCAACGATGATGTTATTTTGCACAGAGCTCGGCGTCATATCGAGAGCCTTTGCCTTCTCAAGGCGGATCTTCTGTCGTTTGTACTTTGCATCAATACGCGTGTTAACGGCATTAAGTGCAGCTGTCAAGAACTGTGCAGCGACTTCAGAGTTGCGAGCTGAAAACTTTGGGTCTACCTGCTGCGACAGAGTGTGTTGCTGATAGAATGCTTGCATTGCAGCTCCGTGGATCTCGCTTAGCTGAGCGTCAACGTGAATATCCTCGATGCGCTCCTCTTTCTCGAAGTCAGCGACCGTGAGCTCAGAGGTCTTACGCTCGACCAGCTCACCTGTTTCAGGGTCGATCAAAGCGCTAGTCGGCTGTGGTGTATCTGCGAGCTCGGGTGTAGAGCCAGGTGCAATGTCTAAAAAGTCTTCAATTGGGTTAGCCATTTTTCCTTAACGCGTCAAGCACGTTCTCCATAGTATCTACATGCTCGTCATTTACCGTAATCTCATACTTGGCATTATGCAAATGCCAAAGCACTAACGACACATACTCGTCATTTTGACGGTCGGTATTATAAATTTGGGTTTTAATGATTTGCGCTGCTGCTAACGGTTGCGTCTTGATTAAGAGCTTATAATTTGAAGGCAGCGAGCGAGAGATCTTGTCAAACCAAAGATGCTTGTACCTGACAACATCACCGAAGGATGAATTGTTGAGGTTGGAAATTAACTTGATTACGCGTTCATGTGTAAACTTGCTTACATTATAATCATGAATGACAACTAAGCTATCACCGATCTCATCCTGATCAGTTCTTGCTGCAAGCGTATAGTAATCATCATTATGATGATGATAAATGTCGATGAAGAACTCGACTAGCGGACCTTCTAGCTTCATGCTAACCGCACGATCGTAGATGTTAGCCCTATCCTTGCCGATCTCAAGCGTGATGTCTTCAATCAGCGGGTGAAAAACTTCAAGCAGCTCTCGCTGAAGCCTCATGACAGTAGGCTTCAGCTGATCTGCTTCAAGCAAGCGAAGTAGCTTCATTTCATTGCTGCTCTTTTAAGACGACGCTGTTCATTACGAGCTTCTCGCTGTGCCAAGAATTTTTCATGCTCTTCTTTGATAAGATACACATTTTCAGAGCCGGCTTTTACATAATGTGTAGGAGCTGTTAGGTTATTGTCCCTAAGCCATTTTCTTAAATTATGCACAATCAGCTCCTCTCTTGTATTTAAGTGAACCAAGGTCCACTGCTTCTTATTCCTGTCATTCCCTTTAAGTGATGCTGAGATATTTGCAATTGCTTGTTCGCTGAATACTTTTTTACCATGCTCTGCTTTGTAGCGCCGATTTGCATCACCTAAACTTTTACGATGTTCAGCTGAAAGAACTTTACCGGTATGCGCAGCTCGATTCTTTTCGATAACGAGCGACCATGAACCGTCGGCTTTCATGCGAGCCATGCGTTCTTTAGCTTTCTCTGAAGCGAGTGGCTTCGAAGCTTCAGGGAATGGTCGCGAAGCTGCACGATATTGCTCACGAACTTTAAGACCTTCTTCAGAGCTCCAAAAAGCTTTCATTGCAGCTTGTTGTCGTTTTTTGGTTTCTTCTTTCGTAGCATAACAATTACCACCAGCACCACCAAGCTTCATATTCATACACATAGGATCTTCTACTAATGTCTGATTAACAATTTCTGCTTCTCGTTTTACTAAAAGATCAAATGATAAGCAATGCTCAATTATAGTGCAAATATGATTCTTTTTACCATATTTCTTTAATGATCTTGTAAGATGTTTACCACTACCCATATAGCCGTCATATAAATTATCTGTTGAATGACGACCGTAATAAAAACGTGTCGTAATTAAACAAACGGTTTTATAAATGTAGTGATATTTTCGGCGTGATAAGTGTGATGATTGCATACACTTATTTATGTCAATTTCGGAACAGATCTTTCTCAGTCGCGATGCGAAATCTAATGCCGTGGCTCTCGCATACCATCTTTGCTGCGGCCCACTTAGCATGATTGACTGCTAATGCAACTTGGTCATAAAGCGAAGCGCGCTTGTCAGGAACAGTCTGCTTTAACGGCTTGATCTCAATCACCTCAGTGATGATATTGCCGTTTCTATCCTTGTACTTGATGATGAAGTCAGGGATGTAGTCGCAGACCTTCTTCTTGATCGGGTTGAAGTACTTGACTCGAAACTCTTCAGAGCCCCACTGAATGATATTTGGGTTCATGTCGCAGACTTGCATGAACCTAAGCTCCCACGATGAGAGGAAGCGGATCTTTCTCGGATCCCCTAAGTACTTCTCGACGTTCTTCGGTGTGTAAATGCCTTTGGCCATGAGCTATTTACATGCACCATAAGCTTTTATGATCCGGTCGCTGTGTTCCAGTTCCAATCGAGCGGAATGAGCGTCGATGATGCTGGCGCCCATGAGCCTGTTGCACCGCCGCCAGCAAAATCACCACCGCCCCCGGATGTAATTTTTGGAGGTGGGGTTGTAGTGATAAAAGCAGAGTCTGTGTTAGCTGATAACGCAGCAAAGCTCGGTCCACCTGAAATGTCACCAGCGAAGAATTGCTGTGTAGGTGCTTGTGGCTCTGCATTAATGTCTGGCAGCAATCTTTGGGCGTCTGTTAGCGACACGGTGCTGAAGTTCGAACCGTCTTGAATCGAGCTTAACGTAATGGCCGTGTTTATGTCGACTGTAGATGCTTTAGAGTCTAAGAACAGCTTACTGATATCATTCCCGGCGCTTGACGAGTTGTTCAAGAACAGCTTGCCAATGTCATTACCTGCGCTTGACGAGTTGTTCAAGAACAGCTTGCCAATGGCAGTGCCTGGGTTATTAGGGGTAACTAAGTCTTTAAGCGTGTTAGGCAAGCTATTCAGCTGTGACAAGCCAGACTTGATCAGGTTTGCTGCTGCATCCGTGTACTTCTGCAAGCCTAGGCCTGCAATTAACGAGCCGCCACTAGCTGAAGATGCTGCTTGCTTACCAGCTTCATTGAGCGAAGTCGCGCCTGCGTTTGGGAGGCCGGACGTGCCGCCACCTCTGAGAATGTCCGTATTGCCCCAAGTATAGATGCCGCTGTCATTATCCTCGCCGACAGCATACGTGTTCATGACTAAGCTGTCATAAGAGAACTGCAACGTCACGAGCGAGCCTGCGTTATCCTCCATGTTCAACTCGTCAAATGAGAAATTTTCAATGCGCGGGTTGACAAACTTAAACTGGTTAGTGTAAAGCCCGTTTGCAAAGATTTGGTTGATAATGATCGCTTTACCTGACGAGTAACCGTGCTTATAAGGCTTTGAGCTCGTAGACGCTCCAAAGCCGTTTTGAATGCCGTGTGAGCCGGCACCTTGACCCGAGATCCCAGCCATATACTTCACGAAGAAGTCATTGACTGAGTTGCCGATTTCATCCAAGAACGTCATTGAAATTGGCTGGAAAACTACTGATGTGAGAACACGAGTTCGGAAGTTATAGTAGTTAACATCCGTGTGATTAAGTGTCACGTTAGGCTTATCACACCGATGCACGTAGTGGTAAGAGTGGTCATTACCGATGCCATCAAAGCCTTCGAACTTCACCTTAAAGATGAACTTGAACTTCGGATGGTGAGCCACCAAGTCATCAGCATAATGCAACGCTGTCCACTCACCTGACTTTGGCGCAAAGCTCGTACCGCCAGGCACTGGATTGGTTCGGAATATCGGAGGGATGTTGCTCTCGATAATGTTCCGAAGCTGTCCGCCAACGCCGGTAGTTGGAAGCCCATTGTTAGCTGAACCGAAGTCAGTAAGAGCCTTTGTGAGCCCAAGAGCGGCGCCAATAGCGCCGTTAGCATCTGGAGTAACGCCGACTCGACTTAGGGCAGTTTCAAGCAATGAGGACATGCTCTATTTACTCGTATGTCCGAATTTCATTTTTAGTATTTGGGTCAAGCTGTGCAAGCTCATTTAGAGCGCGCTTCAAACCAGTACAGGTGTATACGTCAGCGATTATGATGATATGCCTGATGATAGTAATCGATCGGAGGATGATGCGTAACGGCGCGTCAAGGTTGTTCACCTGGGCTGCCGTATAATGACGATCAGACTCAGTTAAACCGAACTGGTTTCCAGGTTTTCTTGAAAAGCCTTCGTTTTTTAAAATCTCTGCCATGAAATGCAGCATGATTGCTTTACAACGAGATTTTATGCTCTGGCTGTTAATTGAAGGAAACTCATCAGTGAAGCATTTATAGGGATCGGCTGCCGAATTCTCACACGTGACAACAACTTTAGGACCAAAACGACCACCTTCAAGCTGAACGTCCATCTCATCAGGAAGGTTTTCAATTAGTTCCTGCTGAACTCTGAACGCTTCGCTCTTAGAGGTCTCAAGCAGTGAGAGCCCTTTCATTTCGCGCTTGAAGTCATGTGACAGCATGACCATCACGTCTTGAATCATGCGAAGCACCTTCTCGTCAATGACAGTGCCGAAGTTGATTCCGCGAAGAAGCGTTTGCCCTTGCTTCGTGATGAACTTGAGCTTCGCAGCTGACTTGACTTCGTGTTCCTTGTACATCTTGACAAGCTCGTCAACCGTCGGGCTGTCTTTCTCGATGCATAAGGCTGTGAGGGAGTTCAGCTCGTACTCGCCTTGGGCATTGCTGTTGTCAAATGTTAGGTCGAGATAGTTACCCTTAGGATCAGTGATCTGTGATTTTTGATTAATGACGCCGAAGTGGGTACCTGACGAATACGAGCCTGCCTGCATGAAGATCAGCTTGCAGATCTTCTCAAGGAAGGGCCGCATCTCTTCTACGGCTTTGTTCTTTGGCTCGATGAGCTCATTGAGGAGGGTAAAGCTCATGGCTTGACTCGTGGGCGGTTGCCCGTTTTTGTTGCTGCTGTTGCATACTTACCACGCTGAAATGCATCAGCGATAGCGTCGATATTAGTGCCCAAATGATTCATGAAGAGCACACCCTTGTGGCGTTGGTGATCTTCTGAATCTCCAGTAAGACAAAACGGGTCAGTAATTACAGGCTGTGAACCTCGAAGCATAATGTTTCCGCTATGCATGTCGAAGCACAGGTCTTCATTATTGATCATAGCTGACCTAAGAGCGTGCGCCAGCTCAAAGAGGTCATCAGAGCTAGTTTCAAGGTCATCAACCTCAAATTTGTATAGGTTGGGCGCGCTCTTGTATGCTCGACGGCCGTCTACGAAGCGCTTCACGTCGTTACCAGCATGCTCTTGCTTGAAGCTCGTAAGCTCGATCTTTTCACTTACAAAGAAGCGGATGAACTCTGCTAAAGCTATCCCTAATCCACGGTCATTGAACGGCTTAAGCTTCTCGAGCTTTACAATTTTCAAGTAGCCGTCAACCGTGTCAGGCCGCTTGAAGAAGATGGGCAGCTTTCGAATCAGCCCAAGCTTAGGCACAAACTTGTTACCCTGTAGACGCTTAGCAATGTTGTAGTAGGTCTCGTAATCTTCGTCATTGGTCCAGATTTTATAGACGTGCTCACCGCTTCTAGGAATGACAATGGTGCTGAAGCGGCCATTGTCATTGATGTCTGCGTGTGTTTTAAGCAGGTTCATCAGTTCGTAGAAGTCCTTGTCGAGGTACTGCTTGTACCCATGCAGCTCAGTTAAGATCATACGTCAAAGATGTGGTCAAGGCCGGCATCGATGATGCGCTGCTGAAACTCAAACATTCCTGTTTTACGGTTAGGATGCGCTAGCACGTCCCTAATCCATCGGTTAACTTCAGCAGCCTGAGACGGCTTAATGTCTCTAGTAACCCAATCAATTGAGATCTGTTCAAGCCCTTGGCACATAAATGCCATGTAGATATTTTTTGAGTTCTTGGCGCTTATAGTCAGTCCACGCCTAATGCGCGCGTGAGAGTATTCAACGGCCCAATCGAGCACTTCTGTGTTGCCTTTGATGTCCAGCCAACACGTTGGCATATTCTTTAACGTGGTGATTTTATTGTAAGGGGCAATTAACGTCTGAATTGACGCATTGCATTCTAGGTTTACTAGCTTATTTCCTGACACGTTAACATAATTAAAGCTGCCGGAGAGGCCTGCTAATGATGTAATGCCTTGGTACTTGATAGAAAGATCTCGATCGGGCTTAACCTTCTTAGGATATCCAGGCGCTTCTGTAATGTCATACTCGTCACGTGCAAAGCCTTTAAACTTGTCGTAGATGATCTTAAGCATCTCTACATAAGCCTCAGCTAACGGCAGCTCAGCTACACGATCAGGAACAGGGATTTTTTGCGCTACATGATCACCTGGCCCTTGAAAACGACAGATCAGCGCAGCTGTGCATTGAGTATAAACATGCCCATGTATTAAAAAGTTAATAGTCCCGTTAGCCACCTGTATGGGCGTTGACGTATCTTTGAACCCAGGAAGAGCTGCTATCTTTGCATACTCTGGGCTCTTAAGAGCCGCTGCGCGAGCTACAGCGATGACATCCTTGCTAGGCTTGACATAGCCTGCTTTTTGACGCATGTGCAACGGTTCTAATGCTTCTGAGAGTTTCATGCAAGTATTTACGATAGATGCTTTATAGTGTCATCGTATATACGTGTTGCCCACAATCATAAAGCTTATGATAACCAGCCTTACTCATATTTTCACTTTCAGTTAACGCTTCTGAAAATTTCTCACCTAACAGCTTGGGCAGTTTATGTTTTTGAGCTTGATAACGTGAAAGCTTTATACCGTTCTTTATGTAGATATAGCTCGGTGGACTTGGTTCAC